CATACATGTTTGGGAAATGGTTTTAGAGGAAGCGTATCTCAGGGGCGAGTTGGGGGCGATATCGTTTTACGAGAACAAGCAATATTGGGTCAACGCATCGTGGATCACGCCGGGATGGGAATGGGTTGATCCTTTGAAAGAAGCCCAAGCGGCGGAAGTGGGTATTCGTAACGGGATTATCACGTATTCGGATTTATATTCGGCGCAAGGGAAAGACTGGGAGGAATGTTTTGAGCAAAGAAAAAGAGAACAAGAAAAAATCAAAGAGCTCGGGCTTGAAATCAATAAAAAGCCGGATTCAGGTAATGGTGCGGGCGCAAATGCAAACAGCGCAGACGCTGGTAGTGGAGGTGAGGAATAGATGAAAAAAGATTTATTCAGAGCGGATGTCGCACGTTCCGGCAAGGTCAAGATCGATAGAGACTCAGCGGTTATCAATGGCATCGCCGTAGTCACGAAAGGCGTTACGAAGGACAGCCGAGGCGAGTTTGATGATATCTCGCTTAATTCGGTTGTTGAACTTGGGAACAAGGTGAAAACGGGGGTCAAATCACGGTTTGGTCATCCCAACATGAGTAGCACCGCACTCGGCACTTTTTTAGGAAGGGTGCGGAATTTCAGGCGTGATGGGGACATCGTCAGGGCGGACTTACATATCGATAAGACGGCATTTGAAACGCCGGACGGAGATTTAGCCGGGTATGTGCTTAATCTCGCTGAGAGCGATCCGGAGATGTTTGGTGCGTCGATGGTGATTTATTGGGATGAGGAAAAACGAGAGGGCTTGGACGCTAATGGCAACGAACTACCGCCGTTCATTCGTGTCACCAATCTTTTCTCGGTTGATGTGGTGGACGATCCAGCGGCGAACAACGGACTTTTTGGTATGCCGTTTTTCTCTGAAAGCGTGAGGCCGTCAGCGGAGATGACAGCCTTCTTGGACAAATTCCTTAATAATCCTGATGCGGTAGAGAAAACCATCGGGTTTTTGAATAGATATCGTTTGAATAAAGAAGTGCAATCCAAACCTAAAGAGGAGGTGTTAGCGATGCATGATTTAACGTTAGAGAAGTTGAAAGAGGAGAGAAAGGATATTTTTGATGCGGCTCATAAACAAGGCTTTGACGCTGGCGTTCAGGACGAACGTGGCAGGACGGTTGCGATCTTGAAAAAAGCGGAATCGTTTCAGGGTATGAGCGCTCTCGCATTGGAGTCGGTTGAGCAGGGGCTCACACTTGATCAATCTGTCGTGAAGTTCCAGCAGAAGCGGCTTGATGATATCGAGAAAGCGTCAGCGCCGGTTGTCGGGCCTGACGGAGAGGAAGTATCCAAAAAGAAGGTGACTCATTTGGAGCGTGCTCGGCAGTACCAGAAAGAACACGGGTGCGGCATGACGGACGCTCTTAAAGCGACAGCGGACAAAAGGCAATAACTATAAAGGAGGAGGTAAAAAATGTCTCAATTTAATATCGGATCAAAAGCGTTTGTGGCGGGAGAGGATTTGGAAGCTTACCGCCGGGTGAAGTTAAGCGCAGGAAGCGGCTCGCAGGTTGAGTACGCAGACGCAGGTGAGGCTTGCATTGGGATCACGGCGGCAAAGGCGGCACAGGGCGAGCATATCAGCGTTGATTTAAAAACCAGCGGCAGGACGTTCAAGATGGTGGCGGCCGGGGTTATCAGCGCAGGTGGTGATGTTTACGGAGCCAATGACGGCAAGATCAGCGCAGTCGTGAGCGGCTCTATTATCGGAAAAGCGCTGGAAGCCTCGACAAGCGATGAGGAAGTCATTGAAGGGCTATTTGCCTAATCAAAAGGAGGAATAAAAAATGCCAGACTATCAGGGAACAAGAGCAGTACCGAGACTTGAGTTAGGGGAAGCGGCGTTGGAGTTTATCCAGTCGCAGAATGAATTTATTGGCACGCAGGTTCTGCCAATTTTTCAGACCAAAAAGAAAGCGAGTATCTTTCCGGCGATCACAAGGGAAAGCATCACTCGTGAGGCGGATACCAAGCGTGCGCCTCGAGGCAACTACAACCGTGATTCGTTTCAGGCGAAAGACAGACAGTACGCCTGCGAGGAGCATGGTTTGGAAGGACCTCTTGACGATTCCGAACGGGAAATGTACGCCACGGATTTTGACGCCGAGCTTACAACCGTTCAGATCGTGACACGCAGGGTTCTGCAGGCGCAGGAAAAACGCATTGCCTCAAAAGTTTTTGACACCTCAGTTTTTACGGGGTCAAAACTTTTCACCGACTTTTCGGGCGAGCCTTGGGATAACGCCTCGAGCGATGTTATCGCTCAGGTACGAGCCGCTCGTGAGCAGGTGAGGCAGAACTGCGGGATGGAGCCCGGTTCGCTCATTATGAGCAAAGCGAATATCGACCGGCTTCTGAACAATGACAAGATCAAAGGGGCGATTCAGTATGTCGCAAGATTGACTGAGGCGGAACTCTTGAACGCTATGGCGGATATCCTCGGCGTCAAGAGGATCATTGTCGGAAGGGCGATATACAACACAGCGAAGGAAGGCAAGGCATTTCAGGGAGCGGATATCTGGAGTGACGACTTCGCTATGGTCGCTGTGATCGGTGAAGGGCAGAGATTGTCCGATCCGACCGTGGGAAGAACATTCCTGTGGACTGCGGACAGCCCAGAAAACGCCACGGTTGAGCAGTACCGTGATGATGCGGCCAGAAGCGACATCTTCCGTGTGCGTCAGCACGTGGACGAGATGATCGTTGATCCGTACTTCGCTCATCTTTTAAAAGTAGACGCTTAAAACAGTGAGGCTCGCCCGGGGGCTTAAACGCTCCCGGGCACTCATTAAGGGTAGGTGTCTATGAGTTTAAAAGAACAGATGCCGAAGGATGCTGTCGGTTGTTTTTTAAAAAGCGGCGAGTTCGCCGAGGATATCATCTACACGACAGGTGCGGGTGTTTCCAAGGTGATCAAAGCCGTTGTCGTGCGATATGAACTCGCCCCGGCGGAAGAAAACATAAACCGCTCGTTAAAGAAGCAGGCGGAAGTTTACATCGCAAACGATGATACAAACGGCGTGATTTCGGTAAATAAAAAAGATGACCGTATAACTCTTAAGGACACGGAAGGCTTCGATCGTGAAGCGAGGATTAATGATGTCATAAACCGTGACGAGGGTATGTGGTACCTCTTGGTGGGGTGGTAGGCATGGTTCAGTTGATCACAGAGATTGATACACGTGCGCTTGACCGAGCGATAAAAATCGCTCCCCGGGTTCTTAAATTTGAGCTCGCTGATGGATTAGATCGTATCGGTAAAGGCTTTTTGAAGCGGTTCAGACAGCAACAGCTTCAGGGGCCTCCGGGCGTTAGAGGGGCTTCTGGTCATGGGCTTTTTGGCACATTCAAGAGGGTGTTTTTTGTGTCGCCAGAGATTGAGCGCATGGGGATCGAGATATTCTCAGAGTCCAAGATCGCCAAGCTTCATGAGACGGGCGGTACGGTAAAAGACCCGGGTGGCAAGCGCTTGGCTGTGCCTTTATCGGCACGCAGTGAGATGTTCACTCCGGCCGGTAAGTTACGAGCCAGATATAAACGCCCGAAAGAACTGAAAAACGTCAGGGCTATGCGATGGAAGGGTGAGACGTTTCTCGCACGGGTCACGAAACGAGCGCAGAAGATATTGCCGCTTTACATCTTAAAGCGGCAAGTGAGGATAAAACCCCGGCTTGGTTTTTACCGGACGTGGGACGGGTTGGTGAATTACCGCATTGACATTTTGAATAAGTCGATCGCTAACGCATTGAGGAAGATTTAATGGAAACGGTAAGGGAGCGAATACTTCAGAACATAAAGATCACTCTTGAGGCGGTGACGATCGTTAACGGCTACAACTTTGATTTCACGCCTCAGACAATTCAGCGTTGGTCAATGCACGGCAACAGAATGGTCGATATGCCGATGGCGGTTATCAGCCCGGGAGATGAGGACGAAACAAGTTCACCGCATCCGTTTGAGGAATGCGTGTTGACGGTTTATTTAGACGTATTTTTTATCAATGACGAGAACGACGCCGTGCCTACCGACACGTATTTGAACAGATTGCAGGGCGATATTAAGAAAGCTGTTTTGCAGGATCCGACTCGGGGAGGCGACGCTATTGATACCGATGTTTTGGGAACGACTCCGTTTGAGACGACAGAGGCGCAACCGTACGCCGGGATCATCATGGAGTTACGGGTTCGTTATCGTCATTTACGGTCTGATCCAACGGCAAAGAATTAATAAGGAGGAACGACGATGTCAATGCTTATAAGAAAACGCCAGCTTGCGGCGAAGATAGAAGCTGTCGAGGGTATTGCGGAAACCCTGTTGGCGGCTGACGCAGGCATTCTGGTCAACTTCTCGCCAAAAGCGAGTTACGATCCGCAGATGTATCAGCGGGACCCTGTGCGGGCTTCGCTGACAAAGATGGGGAAGCTGGCGGGCAAACGTTCCGCTGGAATTGATTTTAGTATCGAGCTTAAAGGTTCGGGTTCAGTGACTGGCGAGCCGGAATGGTTGCGGTTAATCAAGGCATGCGGGTTTACGTCGAATGTCTTGAAGAAGATAGCGATTGGCGCAATTACCTCAGGGCCTTATTTACACGGTGAGACCATAACCGGCGGGATGTCCGGTGCGACCGGCAGAGTGGTGATTAAAACCGTTGATGGAACGACCACGCTTTATTTTATCGCTTTAAGCGGCACATTTGAGAGCGGGGAAACCATAACGGGTGGAACATCCGGGGCGACTTCAACAGCGACAGCGGATCCCGAGAGCGCAGGGTTTGAAATTAAGCCGATCAGTAGTTCAGTGGTTTCGTTAACCATGGGACTCTTTGAGGACGGCATCAGAAAGGTTCTCAAAGGATGCCGTGGGACGGTGAAGTTCAATTTCAAGATCGGCGAACCGGCGACTTTGGATTTTAGTTTTAAAGGCGTTGAATCTGGCGTCGCTGATGTGCCTATGCTCACGGGTGTCAGTTTCGACAGTACAGTGCCGCCAGTGCTTTTGAACGCCGTGATGTCCTGTGACGGGGTGTCGCTCAACATAGGTGAGATGGACATTGATGTCGCCAACACGCTTGCCTCAAAAGACAAGATTGACGACGCAAAAGGGATTCTTTCCTTCATGATCACCGGCCGTGACATGCAGGGTTCGTTTAATCCCGAGATGGTTCCGGTCGCCACGCACGACTTCTTCTCGAAGTGGTTTGGCAATACGCCGATGGCGGTTGACTTGGCGTATGGTGAGACCGAAGGGAATAAGTTTCGGTTCTACGCACCCGGGATTATTTATAACAAAGTTGATGACGGCGATCGTGACGGTATTCAACTGGCGCAGACGTCGTTCGATTTAACCGGATCAATGGAGCCCGGCGATGACGAGCTGGCGATATTACTTTTATAAAACAGGAGGTGTTTCATGTTAACAGGCATTGATATTAACGCTACACGAGAGCATGTGTCCAAGCTGGACCCGGATAAAGAAAATCCCACGGTGTTTCATATTGGGATATTGGATCCGGTATTAAGGGCTGAGGTTGACGATGAAAGCAGTACCTACGAGATGAGTTCAACGAATCCCAATGATAAAGCCAAGGTCAGGCTTAATTGGAATAAGCGGCAGATCACGGCTATTAAGTTCGGGCTCAAGGGTATGGATAACTTTCTTGACCCGCAGACTAAAAAGCCGATCGAGCTTAAATTCGACACGATTCATTACGCAGGCAAGATGAGGAATGCTATCCCGGACAGGATTATCGCCATGTTGCCGAACGAGCTCAGACAAGAGCTTGCGGAAGTGATTTTGAACGAATCAAAACTGACGGAGGGCGAACAAAAAAACTGATCGTGGCGGTTCACTTGGGCGACCTCACCATGAACTGCCGCAATTGTTTATGCGGGAGAAAGATTCAATGCGAGTATGAAGTGCCCGGACAGGAAGTCTGGGAACTATACGGCGAGCAGTACAGAGGATGCCCTTTTAAAATCGTCACGAGACAGTCGGCGAATTTTTTAAGGGCATTTCAGTTTTATAAGCAAGGGTATCTGCCGAATGAAGGCAGTTGGATCGAGCAGTCAGCGAAGATGCTGGATGCTTTTGAGGTCATTGAGAAAGAGCTTCAAGCGATAGAGCTTGAGCGTGAGAAAAGAAGGAATCGGTTTAAGCGATGACGAATAAAGAGCTGTCAATCATATTGCGTTTGCGTGACGAGGCCACAAAACGTCTTGAGGGTGTGCGTGGCAGTCTGCAAAGGTTCGCTAATTCTTGGAAGCAGAATTGGCTCGCTATCACCGCCGCTATTACGGCGAGCATCATGGCGCTTCGCAAGGCGTGGGATCTTATGGAGATGGGGGCGAAAGCCCAACAGATTGAGGAAAGTTTCAAGCGCATGGCCGAGAGTGTCGGTATTAACTCCCGGGAGATGAAAAAGGCGTTGATGGAAGCCTCGAATGAGACTGTTAATTTTTCAAACGTGGCGGATAAAGCCTCGGCTCTCATGGCGCAAGGGTTGAACATGGATCAGGTGACAGCGCTTATGCGTCAGGCTCGGGTTGAGGCGAGGATATTCGGCACGACAACGGAAGAAGCGTTTCAAAACATATCAAGCGCAGTCACCGGCGGGTTAGTCACGACATTGCGTCGGTCATACGGGCTTCAGTTGTCGCTTAAAGATGCGACTGAGGAATACGCCAAGGCTACGGGTAAAAGCACGGAAGAAGTGCAGAAGTATCACATGGCGCAGGCGCTCGCCAATCATATTTTAGAGAGAAGCAAATCGCATCTTGAGGCGGTGAATCTTGAGTTGATGACGAGTTACGAAAAGGTTCAGATGCTTAAATCCAAGTGGAACGATTTCATGGAGTCAACCGGGCAGATGTTATGGCAGGTACTTGGTTTCCTTCAGGGATTCGCCAATCAATTGGTGACAGGCGTATTCACGATTCTTGAGTATGGAGCCGGTGCGGTGAAGGCGTTTATTCAGGGGATTGTCAACGCTCTCAATGGTCTTTTAGCGTTTGGGACGGATTTCTTTCAAAAACTCATGGTGCCGCTGATTAAATTCTATGAGCTTTTAGGAAAACTTCCCGGCTCAGTCGGTGAGACGTACAGGCAGGCGGCGGCTGAGGTAGAACGGTTCTCGCAGTCATTAGAGGATAATACGATCCAGTTTAATGTCGAGGGACTCACGCAAGGACTCGAGGAGGCGAAGCAGGCGTTTAATCTTGCGGCTCAGGAAAGCGCAAAAGAGGCGATAGCGCAGTACGACCTTGTTTTCGCAAAGGTTAAAGACACGGGAGATAAAACAGCCGAGATTTTGAAGAATGTCGCCAAAGAAGTCGGCAAGGGAGCTGAGGAAGCGGGAAAACAATTTAACGCCATGGAGGAGTTCGCCAAGCAGTCCGCTCGGAATATGCAGAACGCTTTCTCGGACTTCTTCTTTAAAGCGTTTACCGGTGAGCTTCGCAGTGTCAAAGAAGTGTTCGCAGATTTCGGCAGAGCGGTTTTGCAGATGATCTCAAACATTTTGGCGAAGCTGTTGCTTATCAAGATGTTCACCGCCATGGCCGGGGCTGGCGGCACGATATTCGGCGTGCCTGTTGCGAGTTTGTTTCATCAGGGCGGCACGATTCAAAGACGCAACCGTGCGTTTATTCGTGCGCATTCCGGTCTCGCTCCCGATGAGGTGCCGATTATTGCGCAGACTGGTGAAGGTGTGCTTTCCCGCAGGGGTATGCGAGCTATCGGCGGATCAGACAATTTAAGGTCGCTTAATAACGGCGAATCTATCCAAGGCGATGGGATAACCATAAACGTCAATCAGGTTATACAGGCGTGGGACGCTCAGGACGTGTGGCGCAACCGCAAGATGTTATCCAACGCCATCGCTGATGATATTTATAACAACGGCAAGATTCGTTCCGTGATCAGGAGTTACGCATGAGCGATTTCACGTATTTGCCAGATTTTGTTTTTGAGGAAACGCTGGAGTATAAGACGCTCATTTCAGAGTTTGAGAGCGGTGCGGAACAACGCAGGCGCAAATGGGCGGCTCCGCTACGTAAGTGGCGATTGAGATTTAACAGCAGGGTTAAAACGGATATGCAGGCGGTGCGGGAGTTTTTCAAAAGTAAATACGGGGCGTTCATGGCGTTCACATGGACAAACCCGAATGATTCGGTTGAGTATTCGGTGCGGTTTGTGGAGGACAGTTTTAAATTCA